CAAAATTTGAGAACGGCAAATCGTCCGTTTTGAGAACAATTTGATAATTTCCAATATAATATCCCTTCCTGTTCTTATCCTTTCCGATAAACGGGTATATTTTTGCTACCGCATCTATCTGATTCGGTGCTTTGGTTTCAGATGGTTCTGTATTTGTTGGGGGAATTGACATCTATAGTATAGTGATAAAATATTATTGAGTATTAAAAAATATATTTCTATATTTATTCATATATCGATCTAGAATTTGTTGCTTTTTAAACATACGAATTATGGCATTATGATTTTTAAATATTTTTGTGGGCTTTCCTGGATCCTCGATCTGACCAGTTAACATTGTAATAATAAAAAACAGTGAATACATTCCGCATTCATTTTCACCCATTTGGTGTTCAAATGGGTGATTCTCATAAAACTTAAGCGAGATTCCTGCGTCTTTTGCTTGTTTACGAATGCGCATCTGTAATTCATCAATTTCTGGTTTTATTTTTTCGCCTGCACTATCGAAATAAAAAATAAATCGGTTGTCTATGTCCACAAACATAGATACCCAATGAGAACCTCCTTGATCATGTTTGTCTAAATTAAATACAATTCCTAATTTTGTCTTTTTTTGTTGTAGCTGCCTTTCGAGAGAAAAATTACACAATTCTTCCCATACACATTGCTCATTCATATCTTTGGGTCTTGAATCAAAATCGATAGGAGTAGGACCAATTACTTTAAAATGTTTATGGGATATTTGATACTGACGGAGAACCTCAAAAATATCGTAATTCGATAACCAGGTGCTCTTATTTTTTTCCCACTCTTTGGGTTTGTCGGGTGCAAAAATATATTCATCTAATTTTTCTCTTGTTCCCGCATCTTTAATTTCGTCTAACCAACAATCTTCTTTTTGACAGGTAGATAATTTGTTTTTTAATTCTGTCCATATATGTTTTGGATCTGTTGTGTGAATTGGCGACGTCTCGTGATGTTTATTATAAGCTTCTTTTATTTGTTCGAGAACATCTGGCGTAAAACAACTTTCTGCTACCGGAGTTTTTCCTTTCACTGCGGGACTACAATTCATACGTTCGAATCGAACACGTTTAGTTTTGTTTTTTAATCCACCTATTTTTTTTCTATGTTTATTGGTTTGTTTTTGTTTCATGATATTATGTTTCAGTATATAATATCTTGATATTTTATATTCCATTAATGCGTGGTATTGCGAACTGAGAGATATCTTTATTGAAAATAGATTTCTTAGTGGATGGTTTTTTTACTACACGTTCTGCGCCCCAAAAAGAATTCATCGTTTCTTGCGTATCATTGTCCATGTGTTCATCCATTTCGCCAAACATAACATCAGAATCGTAAGACTTACCCATATGTTCTTCTTTTTCTATTTGTTCTTCTAAGTTTTTGTTTTTTAAATGACGTATAATCGCCTTTGTATATGCTTCGAAAATATCGGAAATTTCGGTGGTTATCTGTAAATTTGGGTTCTCTAATAAATCATCCGTCATCGATATGATAGACCCTCTGTATCTTTGTAAGTCTAAATGATGGGATTGAATTTCTGCATGTTTGCGTGGATCCGTCTTTTCAATGTATTTTTTATAATTCTTTTTATTCATAAATAGCTCTAGAGTAAGTTGATCAATATTGGAACTTTTTATTGTCAGGTCATCGTTCTCCATATGTTTATGTGTATATTAAGGATTGGTTTTAAATTCTGCGATTAAACTAAATGCGCCACATCCCGGTTTGTTATTTATTTTATTTACCAATGCTGCAGGTAAATCTGAAAAATTAAATATTCGCTTGGATTCGTATGTCACCAATTCATAATGGTTTCCGCTATATGTAGTTATAATATAGTATTCTGGTAAAAATGGGTTCGGCAGATTTTCGTCAGCAATTACACATTTTAAGTTATTGTCACGTTCCGACAAAACAATTATTTTAATATTTAATAAACGCTCTAATCTTGAAATCGCCAACTCGTCTGCCCAATAGTCTTTTGTTTTTATAAACCCCTTGTATTTTTCCAAGGAATCAATAGCATCAAAATTTGGTCCAAATATTTCATTTATATCGACTGTCTTGTCTGCCGCTTTTAATTCATTGTAAAGAGAACGTCTGGATGTAAAATCCTGTTCAGTGACTGAACCAGCTAACATTTCACGCAATTGTTCTTGGGTATATGTTTTTTTATCTTTGAATGCTTCAACAATGGTTGTAAAAAAACAATCTCCGTCACCAGGAATTCTCATAATATTATAATTTGAATCGCCTCCCATAAATTTTGTTATCCAATTCTCATTAGTTCCTGCAGGTAACGCAGAACCTGTTCCAGTAGCAACAATAGGTTCAGGTCTTACAACATCTGATGCAGGACCAAGAACATTTCCTATTTTTATTTCAAGAGAATCATATTGACGTATTTTTTCTTCGATTCGAGATTTTATGTGAGATAAGTTTTTATACTCATTTGTGTTTTGTGTCATAGGTTCATCGGACTTTCCATTTAATTCTTTATTTAATAAAACGGATTGAACAGTTATTGTTTTTATTTTTGCTGTTAAAGCTGGTAATAATTCACTATATTTAACTTTTTTATCCTTAATATCGTTAAGAAGCTTTGTTAATTGTTCTTTTTCCATTGAAGAAATTTTTATAAATAGCTCGTTGTATTGCCTATTTGAATTTTCGATATTGAACCGAATCATTGTCCCCTCTGTATCATTAGATTCCTTAAAAATTCTATTTGCAATTGGTACGTTTTTCAATAAAAGTTCGAAAATTTTATTTAATTCTGTTGACCCATTGATTATCTTTGGGTCGTTCTTTACTGTATAAGATTCAAACTTATTATCAACCATCAAGTTTTGAAAGGAATTTATTTCAGAAACTCCTAATATTTGAAGTAAAATATCACGATTCGGGGTTTGACTACGGTTTTTTGTTATTTTAAATACATTCATTAAAATTCCCCATTTTTCTTCTACAACAAATGGTGCCAATGGAATAAGCAAATTCTCATTTCTTTTGTTTACTTTGTCTTTATAGTTGGTTACATAACTATCTAACTTAGAAATATCAGACTTTATTTCATTAAACGATTTTGTTTCAAGGTCAGTCTTTTTAAAAAAAACAAATCCACCACGATGTTGTTTCCTACTGCGATTTGCTGTTTTGTTCGATTTTATTTTTAATGAATGTTTTCTAGTATGATTGTCAATGTGTCGCATATTATAATACATTGACAATTTTTATTTTAGGAATCTACACCTTATTTTTCTTTGTCTTCCTCGCATCCGCCTTTTCTTTGCGTAGGCGTTCTGCTTCTGCTTTCTTTGTTTGTCTCGCTCGTTCTTTTTCTTCTACCTTGCGTGCTTTTTCGTCCGCCTTTTCTTTTTGTTTGCGGGTTTTTTCATCTTCCTTAGCTTGCTGTTTACGTGCTCGTTCATCTTCTTTTGCTTGCTCTTTTTGAACAACTTGTTCTCCAACATAACCTAAATCCTTAGAAATTTTATCTTGATACTTCTCTACCAAGCCTTGTAAAAATTCGTGGTTTATTTCTTCCTTCACAAGACCTTCTTTGCGCATTGTTTTACGTAATTTCTTTTCTTCCCGCTTATCTTTCGCATTCTGCTTCTTTTCACCCATGAGTTTCTTTTTTATGGTTTTACGAATGATTTGAATATACTTCTTTTTACTTTTTTGTGAATCCTTAATCAAGTCAGCATAACCCTTTTCAGTCTTCGTAGTATCCTTCTTTTTAAGTTTTAATATTTTTGCTTGAGTAACCCGTTCTTCTTTTAATGTCATATTAATAACACTGCGTTCTAAGGGTGCTAAATCCTTACGTAGCAGTTTTTTCAAGTGATTTAAACGGTTCTTATAAGATAAAACATCCTCGTTCAAGCGTGCACGGAGTTCCATAATCTTATCTGTGTTTACTTGTATAGCCACATTGAATTTTTGTATTACTGGGTGCTCATCTACAATATCCATTAATTTTGCACGTGTTGATACACGCACAGCACACTTATTTTTAAGCGTATAGAGAGCCGAATCTTTATATTTGGCGAATTGTTCGGGGTTGATTTCTTGGTTCTTTCGGATTTCCTTTAATGCATCTTGTTGCATACCCTTGCGTTCTTTCATAAGCTCTTTTATTTCTTTTATTTGATCCCGAATGCGTTTTACTTCCTCTTTTGCCTCATTCACTAATTCCCGAATATTTTGTTTCGCTATTTTTTTACATTGTTTCTCTTCTTTGCTATCAAGAACTTCGCATGGCTCCTTCATAAAGTTAAATCGGTTCGGGTCTAGGTCACCAAGTTCCCCCCGTAAGATTTCTTGATTCTCTGCGATCTCAGCTTTAAGATCCGATACATCTGCTGCATTCATCGCCCTTACTATTTTTTTATCAAATTTTTCGATAATATCCGTATTTTTAATGATAGGTGTTGTTATCATTTGAACCTGGGGTTGTGAGAATTGGCGAGCGTCCTTTTCACGATTTAAATAACTTACATATCCAGCAATATCGTCCAAATAGCGAGCACGCCCCTTATCATTAAATTGCCCTTGTTCATTCAAATAATCTGCAGAAAAGTCGTCGAAATTTGTAGGCATTTGTTCGTTCACGGGTTTACATAAATTAATCAATTGAATAAGTTCTAAGGGATTTTGTGTAATCGGCGTGGCTGTCATTAATAATAATTTTACAGAATCTTTACCAGAGATTTGGTAAGAGTGCATCAACGCTTGATGTAAGGCTTTCATATCTGGACGTTCAATGGAAGATAAATCACCACCGCCATATAATTTATGAGCCTCGTCAATAATTAATAGTGTTTTACGTAGGGGATCAACGTCACCATTGATCTTCACAAGATCCTTATATAAATTATTTTGTTTAGATACTAAATTACTGAATTGCTTATAGGACATGGGGCGAATCTTCCAGGATTTGGATAAAAGGCGCATACGTTTATTTTGCTCTGTGGGAATATCTAAACCACCATTTTGTATCTTATGACGAATGCTTTCATTGCATACTTGGTCAAACATATTCTTCCAAATATCATTTTTAAGGGTTGTTCGAGTTACCCAAAGTATTGTGTAATTTTCTTTCTCAAAAGTATTTGTCGCCGCTGCAATTGCGCTGCAGGTCTTACCAGTTCCTACACTCCAATTGAGAAGCATACCTCGTAAGGGATTTCGAGTGGTAAAGTAATTCTTTATAAAATCTTGACTTGGTGTGTATTTAATAACCTCACCAGCTCCACCTGACTGTTTAGATGCACATAAGTTCTCCATTTTAACGGGAGGCCATTCAAATTCGCTAAAATGATCCGCAATATGTTTACGCATCTCCATGTGGTTCATCTTGTTGAATTTTATAAGATCAGGAAATTCTTCTTGTGCTTGTTCTTGCATTTTCAATTTATATTTTTGTTGCACCTTTGGACCGCCGCCTTCTATCAAATTGTTTCCTCCCATCGTATTGCTATCATCTAACGAATCAAATGAATCTTTTAAAAAGCTAGCACCAATTCCAGCCAATGCAGCAATTTCAAGCGCTTTATCTTTTTTACCACCATAAATGAATTCACCTTCCTCCCCTTCATCGCCGTCATCATCAGGCACAGCAAAACTATGGACGTTCTTATTTAATTCATGATCCACTGATCCAATGATAGTGGTCTTTTCTAAGTCGTGTGAAAAATGAAACAATCGGATATCTAAATTCATTGCCTTGACATACAAATCAAACGCAGTCTTCGTATCTAAAAATTGAGACTGTATTTGATTTGGTAATTCTAAATCATAGATAAATACATGAAGCGGCCAGCCTTGTGTAGGGTGGAAATCTAAGCCACGTTGTCCACATGTACGTGTGCCACGCCCAATAACCTGCTTTTGATCTGCACCAACAACAGAGGGTTCAAAGATATGTACGTATTTAATATCAAATAAATCAATACCCTCTTTAAACCCACTGTCCATAATAATAATGCGAGCTAAATCGCCATAAATGTTGTCTGGGCGACTATTAAAGGTTTGTAAAATAGACTTCTTCATTGCTACTGAAATAGGTTGATCATAAACGGCCACGGACGAAAGCATAAAAAAATTATTGGTAGGGTGTTTTTTAAGTCCTTCTTGAGACAAGAGCTCTATCTTTTCAAATTGTTTTTGTTTTTTTTGTTTGGGTGCACCATCACCTCCGCCCTGTTTCTTTGTTTTCGCTAAGGAAACGAGATTTAAAGTCGGACCTTCATCATCGTCATCATCACTAGATTCTTCGTCTTCGTCATCACTGGACGATTCGTTTTCAGGAGATACACTGTCTGCTTGTTTTTTAGCACCTTTTTTAGGTTTCGCCGTATAACCTAAAGTCATTCCCTTGGCAATTAAAGCAGACGCCAATAATTTAACGCCATACGTTCCAGATTTTAGGTCTGAAAAAATAAAATGTTTGAACTTTTTACCATGTTTCTTCTGATCACGAGCATCTAAAGATTCTATCTTTTTTAATAAAGTTTCTAATTTTGGTGAATGTGTAGGAATATCCTTTAGTAATTCATCGGGTTCGAATTCTAGCTTATCAAATAAATATTTATTAGATTTCTTACTCCAATTTGATTTCTTGCGAACACAATCTGGATCATAAGAAACAATACCATCTTGTCTAATAAGATTTTCTAAATGATCAATGCCTGTGTGGTTCTCCAAAAATGTATCTGATTCTTGATTCATAAAAATATATACATAACATGGATAAAATATATCCATCCTATATATATTCCAAAAAATGTCAAACACACCTTATACAGTTCCTATTCGGACGAATAAATTAACAAAAAGCACAAATTTGGGAGGTCCGTTCCAAGGATATTCTCCTCAACAAACCATAACGAATTATAAAGATAGCGAACAAGTAATGACCCGTCGTGTAGTTGTCAAATCCTGGAATGGGGATGGTGCAGTTGGTGTATCCAATGGCAAAAACCGTGTCCTTACACCCTTCCGTGCCGTCAACAATTTAGGTGATTTCTTAGGACGCATTGATTACGTTTGTGGTGGATCAAATCAAGTCAATAAGACGTTCCCTGGCCGTCAAGGACGCATGGGTTCTATTATTTCACAATGCGATAAGACTGGTGTAGCTGCGGGTGTTTGCAATGGTCGATTTGTTCCCGATTCATCGGATTATACTACATTTAAGAAGCAACGTGCGATTAACCAAAATTACAATGATTTGGCGATGGGTGGAAATAACAACAATGGCCAATATGTTGATTTAATGGCTGGCCGCAGATAAATCTTTCTAAGAATATAATATAGACCTGATATATATTATGTTCGCCTTAGCAAATTTGAATAGACCTATTATTAATATTTTAAATAATGGGCAATTGACGAGTGTTCGGGCTATGCCTCAAAAAGATAGCACAAGCGATGGTGATAGCACTTTTGAAATGGATCGTGCTACTTTTACGAGAACGTTTTATCATCATACGACAAACAGCCGTCCATCCACGTCTACTACCTATAACTGGAAAGCAAGACGTAATGTTCAGCAGGTTACTAGTTTACCAACCAGCACTACGTCAAATTACATGAATGGAAAAAAATGGTATGGAAATCGTGATGCTTCACAAGTTACTGCGAATCGTCGAACCACAGAGGTTGGAGTAGGGTCGTTAAATGCATCTAATATAAAAATGGCATTTCAAGATCACATTAATTATAATACGACAAATGATGCGCTGCGCCGTGTTCGAGCTGGCGGTGCTATTGCGCCTGCCAAAAAAGGCGCAAACCGCAATAACGCCCCGGTTCCCGGATTTGCTCCTGCTAAACCTGCCACTAATTCGTTGATTTCTGACCTTTATGGCATAAAACGCCCCGTTTTGTTCCATTAGGTTCGTAAAAATTTGTTTCTGTTTTTGATCTTGTAATTTTAGGTGCCGAAGTATATTGAGTTTGTGGGCGATTTCTTAACAGCTGCATTATGCCATTTACACTAATGTATTGTTGATTTCTGCCCATGAGAACATATGTCCATGTGTTGGGACTTAGTGTTTCCGTGGTATAATATTGAGAGAATATGCCGTTGCCTCTTACGAAAACTTCTCTCGACATGATAATTATATTTTTTGTTTATATACATAAACAAAAAATTCAATCAATTTTTTATCCCTTGAATACAAGACTAAATGCGTGTAAAAATACGGTAATTATCATTCCTGTGCAAAAAAAATACGGCATAATATCGGAATGTTCGCCTCGAAAATGATCTTTGCAATAATCATAATATAATTTATTTGCAGTTTCGTTGTTTATATTTACGAATACATTTTTATTACGATACGTACATGGACAATTTTTTGGAGTATATACAATTTTCATATATTCATTATTCAAGTGCGCCAGCTCAGTTTTTGTAAAATTATGACAAATCATATGCGAAGGCACTTTATATATTGGATCCGTTGGCTTCCGCTCGTGTGTTCTTCGAACATAACTATCTAGTAGCGGGCATAATTCATAATTAAACATCGTCTCCATATGCGAACCATAATAAAAATCAGATCGAAATGGATCTACTTCATTCGTACTCATAATCATTTGAATATGGGCAAGTTGCTGTGTTTCACTGTGTTTTCTGTTTCCAAAAAATGAAAATCCGATGGATAAAAAAATGCCCAGCACATCAAAATACATTTTGTATTTAGACAAACACCCTTTTATATTTTTTTCACATATTATGCTATAGATCTATGTACAATTATTTAGTCGAATTCTTAGGAGCCGCTTTCTTTGTTTACATCATTTTAGCTACTGGCAACCCCATTGCCATTGGTGCTGCATTAACCTTCGTAATTCTCCTTATTGGCGGTATTTCTGGCGGACACGTAAACCCTGCCGTATCTATTACTATGGCGTCTGCTGGTAAATTACCAATTGGTGATCTCGTACCTTACTGTGTTTCACAAATCTTAGGCGGCTTAGTCGCCTTAGAGATTTACAAACGCTGGAAACTCTAAACACGGGAATATTTGATAAATAATAATATGTATTTATCAAACTAGGTTTGTAATGCATAGAAACTATTGCGTGAAATCGTTTCTACAAGTAAATAGTTTTTCGATGTCAATAATTTGTGTACCTTATCCGAGTCATGATTATCTTCTACTAAGATAGTTGAAATGGGTACGGACCAATCATAGGATAATAAAACCTTATACTCGTGACCTTCTACGTCAAGTGAGAAAAAATCAATCTTCGTAAACCCACTATCCTTTATAATTGCAGTGAGTGACACGGGTTTATATTTTGTGATATGGAATTCATCACGAATTGGATTCTTTGGATTATTATAAAAAACATCCTTATATGTCATTGTTTCTAATACACCAGCCACTGCAACGTAATTAATATCGTTTTTATAATTTAAATAATTTAACTCTGTTTCTTCGTTACTTACTAAACAATTATACAACTTATTGTTGGGCCTATTTTTAACCAAATCTTGAAAAGCTTTTGGATGTGGTTCAACTAAGATTCCGGTCCAGCCTAGATATCTTTCAAAAAACAGTGTGTTTGAATATAATTTTCCATCTAATGCACCCATTTCTAAATAAATAGGATTATCAATTTTTATATGTTTTAAATATTTCTCATAAATATGTTTATCTTCTCCAACTTGGGAAAAATATTCAAATGCTAAATTTTTAGGATGGCTCAATACATGGTCATCTCCCGGACCAGGATTTTTAACATGTCTTGACCAATCTATACAGCGTGTATAACCATCAACGTTATCTGTCAATGCAGAATACATTCCTATATCTCGAAAGTAATTATTTAATGACCCCTCATCATATTTTGGCGGATAAGGGGCACCTTGTTTTTCTACTTCAACTCTACGAAGTCCAGGTTGCCAAGAGAAATATCCCCAACCATCGGGAGATGGAAAAACTAAATAATAATTTTCATTTTCCACAGGTTTCATTCTAAATCCGTAACGTTTGTTGATATCATAAAAATTATGTAACCAAACAGATGTAATCTTATTATCCTTTTTTAATATCTCTATCGATTTTTCAATAAATCCATAATTGTAAAATTCCCAATCTTCTTCTAAGTGGAAAACGAATTCTGATGTAATGTATTGCAGACCGTTCTCAATAGATTTCATCTGATATAACCGTTTGGGATTATAAATTATTTGTGTTGGATATGGCAAAATATCATATGCAAAATCATCTATTCCTGGCATTTCACAATCTTCACATATTATAACTTGGGAAATGGGATATGTATTATACTTTACAAAAGACCGTAAACATATTTCTAACATGTCTGGTCTACCACATGCAGTAATAAACAGAGTTACTGTATCCGTCATATGGTCTATAAATATAAACAATCTTTATATTTATAACGCATGTCATTTTGTCTTTTGAATAAGACGATACAACACAAATAGTCCTACAATACTAAGTGATCCTATATAAAACCGTGTTGTCATATCCATACCAAGTGAAGGTGAAGTTTTTCGAACATACTCTGTAGGTTTTTCGTCTTTTTGTTCGTCGTGATTGCCTACAAGTGTAATGTATTTGGTTAACTTTTGATCTTTAGTTGGTTTTATGACAATTGGGACTTGTTCATGATTTAATTCTAAATTGTATTTGTTTGTAGAATCAATATTATCTAAAGTGTTTTGAACGGTATCAAAACCCTCAATCATTTGATTTAAAATGAGAACATCCATCGATTTAACACCGTTTCTTTTTTGAGGAATATTGTCGATGATCTTGTATGACATGGTATAATATATAGCCATACATATTTTTATGCATTTTACAAAAAGAAAAAGAGTATAAAGATATTTTTCTGTTCTATTGCAAATGTGTGGAATTTTTGCTTTATTAAATAATGCGGAACAACTATCCTTAGATTTTATAAGCGAGCAGTTTAAAAAGGGGCAGAATCGTGGTCCCGAATTTTCAAAATTGTCCTCCGTAATGATAAATGCGTTTTTTGGCTTTCATCGTCTTGCGATAAATGGCTTAAATGATAAATCAAATCAACCTATTATTATTGGGGAAATTGGCATTATTTGCAATGGAGAAATCTATAATTATAGAGAACTTTATGCTACGATGAAGATTGAACCCACCACAGATTCGGATTGCGAAGTTATTGTTCATTTGTATAAAAAATATGGAATTGATCAAACGCTACAAATGTTAGATGGTGTATTCTCATTTATTTTAATTGATTATCGTTTTAATATGCCAGAATCTAAAATATTTATTGCTCGAGATCCTTATGGTGTTCGTCCACTATATTATTTACAACCTACTATTGTAAATAGAGAGGAAATTACAAGAGACTCCAATGTATATGGTTTTGCGAGTGAATTAAAAATGCTTAC